CTTAAAGCAAATAAAGAATTTAATCAATGAAGGTAAATTACCTTATAGATTCTTGGAAGATAATAACCCAGAAGAGACTGAAACTATTGATGGTGAAATGTCTGGTGATGGTGAGAAGATGTCAAACGAACCTGAAATGTCAGCTGATGAACAAATCAGAAGTATTAAAGGTGGTAGCATTATTGACTTCTTACAGCAAATGCCAAGAAGAGGTTCATACGGTTATGTTTATTATACAGCTGAAATCCCTGTTAATAAAAACTATATCGATGATGACGGTGTTAAGAAACCAAACCCTATAGTTGGTAAACTATACAAAAACACCGTATTTAAATTCCAATTTGATAAATCTTATAAAAGAGCTGTTGAAATTAAAAACGAAAAAACTGGTGATGATTATGAGGTTGGATCTAGACAAGCGGTCTATAAAGATGTTGAGGGTTACAATATGTTATTAGAAGGCCCAAAAGGTTTATATTTCCCTATTGTATTAGACGACCCTAAAGGTGATCAAAGCGCAAATTACATGTTAATGAATGACAACGGTGGTTTTGATGTTGTATCGAAAGAACAAATAAAAAAATATTTAAAACCCGTTTCAGGTACATCAACATATATTAATTACAGATCTTTAATTGTCCAAAAAATATTTAAAATTAAAGCTGGGGGTAGGGCGTTTAGCAACTCAGAGTTCCCTTACGAATATTTAGGACCAGAAAACTTACAGAAATAAAAAAAGCCCCAATTTAAGGGGCTTTTTCTTTTACTTATTAAATCGTTTAAACGATGCTTCCGTTATCAGATTATATTTGGCACGTCCAATAAACTCACTAAGATTCTTTGCATCCGTATAACTCATAGCTGATGTTAGATAATGTTTAAAGTTATCAACCCAACCATCTATAGTATATTCAACAGCATGCACCCTTACAACACCTTCAGATGTTTTAACGTCCGTCTTACCCCAACTTGCTTGCACCTCTTTGGTTGACATCCCTCTGAATTTCTTGTATAGTTTACCACCAGCTTTAAAAAATTCTTTTGCTTTTAAATTGTACTGATTAATACGTTCACCATCCTCATCTACGGTATCACCAGCACTTTCCAGGGCTTTATTAAAGATTGAACCAAGCATTACATAGTCAGCACCAAGGGCCAATGCTTTAATTACATCTGAATACTTTTTAAACCCACCGTCAGCAACAATTTGCGCTGGTTTTTCTAAAGTGCATGAAACTTTATATGTTTCAACAATCAATGAGGCCATTGGATACCCGACACCTGTGTGTACAGTTGTTAAACAACCACCACCGTTTCCAATACCAATTCTAACATAGTCAGCACCAGCATCAGATAATAAAGCGTATGTTTCTGGATTGGCAACATTACCAACCATCAATACCAATGAATCACCATATTTCTCCTTCGCTGTTCTGGTTAATTCGTGTACAGCTGGCATATGGCCGTTTGCAACATCTAAAAGAATGTGATGTTTTGATTCTTTTGGTTGATCGTTCTTAATGAACACATCTTCGAATTGAGTAAGCCCATATGAAATCCACTCACTAAAACTTGTCTTGGGATGTAAATCTGTATTGGCTGTTCTTGGTAAGATCACATTAATACATTGCTCTTTAAAATAATGAGCGTTGTGTATGTTCACAACTGTATCCATGGGCGCTGTGAATAAAGGTAATCCACCTTTATCATCAAAGGGGTATATTTCCGATCTGGAGTTAATTCTGGTTATTGCCGATGGCATTAACAACACATCATCAAAGTCAAATAAAGTCATATTGTTTTATTTTATGTTATGGGACAAAAGTAGTAACTAATTTGGTATAAACCAAATTTAAACCCACTTTGGTTTATCTAAAATATATTTTTCTCCATAAACCTTTAGATCACTATTTATTATATCATCAAAATTACTTACATAGTTTTTTGAGGTCGACATTTTACCAAAAAGCTTAAAACCTAGATAACCGTAACAAGGTTTAGGTGAGTACTGATGTAAATACTCATCACCAGCATAATGAATTAAATCTTGTGGTATTGGTGTGTATAAATCTGTTTTACCAAAAATAAGTGTACCCCACCCATAATCCCTATTATAATGAACTCTTAAACCGAAAACATATGGTTTTATTTTAATCTCCAATTGGGTTTTATCCATACCGATTAAATTAACTTCATCATCCTCGTTATAAAATCTAACAACATCATCAATCATTTTCCCATTAAATAATATATCATCATTACATAAAGCGTAATATTTTGACTTGGTTAATAATACACCTAAATTCCAAGATTTATTACACATTAGATTTGATCCAGTGTTTACGATTTTAAGTTTTTCATATTCAGGTAGTCTCACCCGATTTTCAGAATTTTCAATTAAAATAATCTCACTAACTAATGGATGAAAATTTAACATTTCCAATAAAAATGGCATTGTTTCAGCCATATATACGGTTGGTATGATAAAGGTTACCATATTTAATTATCGTTTAATACCCCAAAAATACAAATCACATGTTTCTGGTTCGTATTTAAATTCATATTCGGTGAAAATATTATTCACATCAAGAACTTTTTTAATATCGCTTTCTGTTAAATTTTTATAGTAGTTAGCCCATTCTTCACTAAATTGGGAAAGAAATGGTGCGTTTTCTGGTGTTGTCCTCAAAGTACCATGCTCATGTCTACTTGTTGAGGCACATGTAAATACCATTAAACCACCAGATCTTAATAACCTAACCATGTTATTTAAAGACCTCGCATAATACATATCATGTTCAAAACATTCCCCAGATGTTACAATATCAAATTGGAAACCAGAGTCATATAAATGAGCTGGGCAAATAACATCAACATTGGGTCCGCTAGCTAAGTCTAAACCAATATAATAATATGGTTGTTGAAATAGGTGTCTAACATTACCGTTGATATCTAATGAACCAATATCCAGTATTTTAACATCAGTGAAAAGGTTTGGGTATTTTTCTTTAACTGATCTAAAGAAGTTTTGTTGTTGTTCGTGTGCCATATTTTTTTTATAAAAATAGAGAAACTTTTTAATAAAACCAAATTATTCCTCAACAATTCTTGCTGAATCAATGTAAAACCTATCATTGGGGTTGGTTAGATTTAATTCTTTAAATAAAGAACCATTGACAAATATTTTTATGTGAGCAGCGTCCGCATAATTAACCTTTAAGTTAATCCAAACACACCTATAATAAGGTACAATAAAAGTTTTTGTTACCCCATTTTTGTTTTTATCAATAACAACCACGTCAATAATGTTCCCGTCTAACTTACTCAAATTATCATGAGCAATATGTAACACGCCATCAACTGTGTGTAAACAGTATTTATCAGATAAACCAATAAATGTTTGATTAGTGTTAATCTTCATTACATCTTTTATCTTATCAGTACTCTCAACTTTAATTTTTAGTTTTGACCATAGGGTATCATATATCATACCCTCTGTAAGAGGAAACGTTTGTTTATGATATCTTGATTTATATTCGGATACCAAATACTCCTCATCATATTTTAAGTCATCAAATGATAGTTTTTTTAAGTTAAAGCTAATGGGTAAAAGTAAATGTTTAGTTTCTTTATGGCTTGCTGGTTCAAAACCAACCAAATCGCATTCACCATCACATATTAACGCTTTAGCTTCCTCAAAGTGTGTAAAATCGTTTATTTCAGAATCATATTCCAAATAATGAACAATGTCATACCCAAGAGCTTTTAGGTAAGCAAAACCACCAGATTGTAATGTCCAACAAGCTAAAAGTGTAGTGGCTGATTTTAAATTTATAAATGTAAATTTTATATTACCGATTTTGGTATTAGACCAATATTGTATTGTTGGATCAAGTATTAATTTATTTTCGTTATCAAATATTGTGTATTTACACATTTCTTCAATATCTTTTGGTATTGGTGAATGTGATATAACCATTATGTCCTTACCTTGTTTACTAATACTATCAACCAAAGACCTTAAAACTTGTTGTTTTTTAAAAGTAGGGGTATAGGCGGTTATTAAATAAATTTCTTTCATATTATTTAACCCATTTCATTATAGTTGAACCCCAGGCCCAACCAGAACCAATCGCTGTGAATACGATGATATCACCTTTATTAATCTGATTATTCATAACAGCGTCATCTAATGCTATGGGTACCGATGCACCAGCAATGTTAGCGTATTTATGCATAACAGTTTTAACCTTTTCCATTGGTAAACCAACTTCATCAGCAACTATTTTTAATATATTGATACTTGGTTGGTGTGGTATAAGCATATCAACTTCCTCAGCTTTAATATTTGATTTTTTAAGTACACTCTTTATCGATATTGGTAAAACCTTAATAGCTTGTTCCCAAACCTCTTTACCTCTCATTATGAAAGGTGCGTTAAGTGGCATGTTGAAACCAGTCATACCAGTGTCCTTACCATTTGCACTACTTTCAAATGACATCCAACCATCTTCATCATAACCCAAAACAATTGCACCAGCACCATCACCAAAAAATACGGAGTGTTGGTTAGTCCAATCTGTATGTTTTGAGTAAGCTTCTGTTGCAATAATTAAAACGTTTTTATGTACCTTATGACTTATAAGTGGTATCATAAGATTAATTGCGTAAACAAAACCAGAACAAACAGCGTTTATATCAAAAGCTGGTATATCTCTATCAATATTAAATTTATTGTGTATGATACATGCTGTTGATGGTGATATTTTTTCTGGACTAGATGTTGCAACAATAATTAAATCAATACCATCAATTCCCATATTAGCCGACTCAAGCGCTTTTAAGGCAGCTTTATAACCCATCTCGGATGGTGTTTCTTCGGCAACTCTTCTTTCATCAATACCAAGTTTATCTTTAACCCAAACATGTGTTGTATTAACAGTTTTTTCAAGGTCATGATTAGTTACAATCTTATTAGGTAAATAAGAGCCAACACCTTTTATACTAACATTATTATAAATCATATTCTAACATTTTATTCTCCCTGTTTTTAATTAATTTAATCGGGTTACCACCATATATACCATAAGCAGGTAGATCTTTACTGACTAAACTTAATGCACCAACTGCCGTACCCTCTTCAATTGTTACACCTGGTAAAACAACCACGTTACAACCAAGAACAACATACTTCTTTAAATGCACGGTTTTGCTTCTAACGTTAGTAAATTCTTTAGGTACTGTTGGCCCAACTAAATAATTACCAGAAAAATCATCTGATGATGAGTAAATTGAAACTTTTCCTGATATTTGCGAATGATCCTCACAAATTATAGCACCAGAACCTATTAAATGAGCATAACACGCAATATGTATATAATTACCCAATTTAATACCACCTTCACCAGCACTTAAGATACAAAAATCATCTATTCTAACATTTGAACCGATCTCGATATTTTTAGCGTTATATATTGACGCTTTGTCCGATATTAAAACGTTTTCACCTAACGATTTAAAACCCATTTCTAATAATTCATTTCTACTGTAAAACATATTATCTATTAGCTTTTGTGTAAATCTCAAATTTAGATAAATCTGGGTATGGTAATTCTAAATCAGCATTATGTTTTGGTTTACCGTTTATATCATAAAATTGACCCATTAATAATAAACCCCTAGTTGCTAACTCTGGCATCATATAATAGTTCCAACCCAACATATCAAGATTGTCATCATGGTATGAACATTCACGTCTACCAGAATATCTCGCACGTTTAAACCAAAGATAAGCTTCATGACTATCTGTTAAAATAGCACCACCTTTTGACAACTTAAAATGTTTGTAAGGACCTGTAAATGAAACACACATATGTGTTTCAGGGATATACATATCCGCTGTAAATCTTAACGCTGAATCCCATACATTACTACCTTTAAGTTCGTAAGCACCCTTAATAGTTTTACCTTCAACATGATCAAAACCAACTTTTAAACCAGTATGAATAATTTCACATGGTACAGATGGGTATGTTCTACTAGGTATGGTGATTGTATCACCAGTTATAGATTTTTTTACGTTTTTTTCGTAATATAATGCTAAAAATAATGCATTACTTTGGTTATCAACTGTAACCACATAAGGAGCACCAGTGTAATCACTTAATGCTTTTTCAAAGTCTTCTGTTATTTTGTAAATTCCGTTTGCCATATATTTTTTTATTAATTATTTTTTTTTTACAGGGTACTCCCACATAAGTTCCTGATTCTAATATGTTATTAACAACAGCGCCATTCATTCCAATAACACAATCAGATGTAATTTGTATCTTTTCTTTAATATTAGAACAGCTACCCATATAAACTCTATCACCAATTTCAACATTTCCACCAACAACAGCGTTTGGCATTGCGCTGAAATAATTGCCGATAATACAATCATGCCCTATTTGATTACCTCTATTTAAAATAGCGTGTTCACCTATATTAATATTGGTTGTGAGTATACTATATGCACCAATAAAACTACCCTCACCAATTTTAACATCACCGATTAATAGAGCGGTTGGGTGAATGAAGGTAAAAAATTGAGTGTCTTTTGGTAATCTTTGGGTGATGTCATATCTATCTCTTGAGTCAGCGACCGCAATCATTGCGATATGTTTTTTTGGGTCAAATAATGATAATGGTAATACGTCTTCACTATGTTTAACATATTGGTCATCAACAAATCTATCTAATTTAACACCCATCTGAGCCATCACTTCTCTAGAGTGGCCACCACCACCTATTAAAACTTTTTCCATGATCTATTCGTATTATTATATAATAATATGAAAATGTATAGAAAAAACAAGTATTTAAAAAAACATATTGGAAAATAAATGGAGCCTTCTGTTGGATTCGAACCAACGTGTCCTTTCGGATCCTGATTACAAGTCAGGTGCAATCAACCACTATGCGAAGAAGGCATTGGAGCGGGTAGCGAGACTCAAACTCGCAACCCCCAGCTTGGAAGGCTAGTGCTCTAGTCAATTGAGCTATACCCGCAATTTGGTCTGGATCAGAGTCCTTCTGCCAGACGAGACCTCGTAGTTGACTTTCGTCAGAGCTTATCGAGACACTATTTTTTTTGTGGCTGACACAGGACTCGAACCTGCACTGGGCAACCTTACAACCTTTCGGCCTTGGGGGTTTGGGCACCATCCCGCATTACACAGTCAGCCATTTGTCCCCATCCTGAGATCATGGATGAGTAGTCATATCGGTTTGTTTACTTTGAAACAACCTGCTGGGCATCCCCGTTAAAAAAAGTCAAACTACTGGGAGCCTCTGTTACCTAGCTTTATTCCCACGAGACTGGCGTTTTATAGAGCCACACCCAGTTTCTACCCATGAGATAGTCTTCTATGTGGATATTAGGATGTCCAGTCCGATACCCTATCAAGTTTAAATGAGACATTGACAAGTCTACTGAGTATCTCTTACCCATTGTAGTGATAACGAGACTCGAACTCGTAACCTAATGCGTATAAGGCATGTGCTCTCACCAATTGAGCTATACCACTAATTATTGCCATGGTCTGCCTCGTAGTACAGACTGTACCCCTTTAAGTGACTCACTAACCCTAGGTGTGGGTAGCATAGCAATTGTAGTCCCTACGGGAATCGAACCCGTCTTTTCAGGATGAAAACCTGATGACCTAACCGATAGTCGAAAGGACCAAATAGGACAATGATGGAGTACCCGTCTCGCTCCAATCTTAATTGCTTCCTGAGTTTTAATGAGGCCTCAGCAAAGGGTGATGAATTCCGATTCCACTCTGGATTGTCGACATCCGTTGAACGGGGAAAACCATTGTCTTGCTGTGATGGGGAATTCCGAGATCCCGACCTGAGAGTTAACAGCTCCCTGCTCTACCTCTGAGCTACATCACAAAATAATTGATGATTCGACCACATTTCTTACCAGAGCGGGACAAAGGGGTCTATTGGTATTGTACCCTCATGCACTCAATTGGGATTGCGGCCCCGTGAGTCTCCCGATGCGCCATTGTCTTTCATTAACTTTTCTCCGTCCTATCTGTTGTGGGATTCTGGCAGTGTTCCCTCAGGATACTCGTTTAATTACTCTTTCATCATCAATTGAGCGATAGACAGGATTCGAACCTGCGACCCTAACCTAGAGGATTATGCTCTACCAACTGAGCTACTATCGCAATTTGGCTACTCCTTTGGGGAAGTTTCGCCATTAACGTGAATGGGGTGATCAAACCCACTAACATCACGGGTATAGGTTTTAACAACAAAACCATTACCAAAAAACGCCAGTTTTTAACGCCCAAAACTGAATAAACGGCTCGACTCTTCTGTGGACTCAATTTTAAGTGCGCTCCACATCACCTCTCAAGCTGAACAATACTGCGAACACTCCCTGGTTGCGGGGGCAGGATTCGAACCTGCGACCCCGAGCTTATGAGGCTCGTGAGCTACCTCTGCTCTACCCCGCAATATCTTATGGTTTTGCCTCACCAAAAAGCTTCCATTGTATGAAGTCCAATAGATAAAGTCCTCGGTTTGTTGTATCCCCGACAGGATTCGAACCTGTGACCTATTCATTAGAAGTGAATTGCTCTATCCAGCTGAGCTACGAAGACATAATTTCGGAATGCGTTTTTTTCAAAGTAGAAGTTTGATTTTGTAAAATTTGCTGAATGCATTCCCATTAAGTTAAGATAAAATACAGGATGAATTTATACGTGCTCTAACCAGCTGAGCTACCTGGGATGCCGAAGCATTGTCCCAGGGTTGGATTCGAACCAACGACCACGAGGTTAGAAGCCTGAAGTAAATTGCTGTAACCATCCTCATTATTTTATCTTATATCTTTCTACCTTTTGACCAACCATTATTTAGGTAATCTTCAAGGTTTTCTTTTTTAATTTTTTTATTAACACCATCTTTAGTTATCCAACAAGTTCCGTATTGTGAGTTTTTTTCACCAACACCAATACCTTTACTAGAATTACTCATTTTTTGTTTAGTTTCTTCTGAATGCGTTTTACCTTCAAAGGTATTGTACTTAATTTTACCCTCTTTGTGACTTTTTTTCATGGTATTACGCAATCTTTCAACAACAACATCCCTATATTCAAGATCGTCAAACATTTTTTGTTTATGTGCTTTACCCCCGCAAATTGATCGGTGTCTTTGTTGTTCGTCACTAATAAAACCACCAGTACCACCACCCATTAAATTCATACAATTTTTATCAACAAGCATTTCAGGTGTGATGGCAACTTTTTCGGCCTCAATTAATAAATCCCTATTCTCAAAGAATTCAAGTATTTGTTTTTCATGGTTTTCAATACCATATTTTCTAATACTCTTTCTTAATCTTCTACCGCTACCTATATAACCATCTTCTAAGTTATCTGCGCTATGCATACCTATATAATACCTGTTTGTTACCAAACAAGTTGTTTTATACAAGTAATGTATTGTTTTTTGTTTCCTTGGCATAATCTACATTTTTAATATAAATAGTACCAAAGAACAAAAAAGTTCTAGGCGGTCCATGCGGGAATCGAACCCGCCTCACCACCGTGACAGGGTGGCATCCTAGCCGATGAACGAATAGACCATTTTTGATTTTCCAATATGTCAAAGAACTTAATAGGAAACCACAGTTTTACGACAACGTCAACCTATCTTTGGTGGTGCGGGCAGGAATCGAACCTGCGACACAAGGATTTTCAGTCCTTTGCTCTACCAACTGAGCTACCGCACCAAATTCGGGATGGATTTTGTTTGTATTTATCCGTTACATGTAATGTGCTGTAACCATCCCCATTTTCTAATCTGTTACAAAACTAAGAAGTAATTTCTATACTTCCAAATCTTTTTTAAATTTTTTTCATTTTTTTTCTTTTAAACGAAAAAACCCAGAGATCTCTCCCTGGGTTCCTTATTGTATCTAGTATATTTTTTACTTGAGATTTTTACAATAGGAACCCAGGGCGATTCTCATCACCAAATGTTCTTCCTATATTTGTAAAGTTTCTCATCGAAATTCTTGTTATTTTCCTATATATACTTCAATTTTACTAAAAGTTTCAAAAAAAGAAATATTTTTTTAAAATTATCTGCAATAATTATCTGCTGCGGAGCTTGCGGCCCACGCATCTGGTTTACCAACGGCATCATATCCCATTGATTTAGCGTAACCAATACCCGCTTCATACAATTGATTTGACTTCTCACTTTGCTTTGAGTTGTAATCAACGTGTACAGTTATTTTTGTGTCTATGTCTTTCAATATTTCGGCTGCGTTAACTGATCTAACAACCTCAGACCATAGCTTTGGATGCATGTTCGCTATTGGATCACCTTTCTTTGGTCTTGGTTCGATTTCTTTACAGTGAATGACGTGAGCACCCTTACCAAACTCATATAAACAAATTGTTGTAACATAATTAACATTGCTTCCAACTTCTTGTGAGTCGCAACCAATATAAATTTCAGACTCTGGATGTTTTACCAACCATTCTGATACATATTCGGACACATTCTCAATAATCAACCCATCTTTTGTCCTAAAATCTTTCATTTCTTACATTTTAAATGTGGTAAACCCTGTTTCACCACTGTTATCTTTTATAAAATTAATATGTTGTGCTCTCCCATCTTTATGGATGATCACATGCGATTGTAACCATGAGCTTGGTCCGATATTGTAACCAACTCTTAGTTTTGTTGAGGTACCAACCGCTAAAGCACCGTCTTTTCTCCCTGGTGAGTGGTAATGACCAACAATGACCTTTGTATTAAGCGTTCTAAACTGATTTAGAGACCCTCTGCTGCCATTTGATCCAACATCACCATGTTGACCCAACTCCCAATCTTTAACCATGTAAGAAGCGTTCCTATTCAATGTAATGAACTTGGGGAATCTTTGGTTGATCACCTCAGGTATTACACCTTTAATTTCACCCTTAGCATGCTGTCTCAAAAGCATTGCGGAGTATTCCATGTATACCAATGAGTTTTTGCTTGTCGGTTGTCTTTTCCAATCCTCATTTGTTAACCAGCGATCCAAAAAGTCATCATGGTTACTTCTAACAATAACAACGTTTTTATAATCTTTGAATGACTCCAACCCATCGAGCATGTTATTTATTTCCCTCTCAACAGAATTGGTGCCGTTCATTTCTTTTGCAAATTGAATGAATGGGTTTTTCATTTCATGGTGGCTGATTGAGTTGCCATCGAATACGTCATGTAATACAACATGCTCTGGTTTCATCTTGCCTAACAACTCATGTGTCTTATCAATCACATCTTGATCATGATGACCATAGTGAATGTCACCAAACACAATTGCTGATAATGAATCAACCTTACTTACCTCTCCACCCTCAACTCTATGACAAAGATCGGTAAAGTTACCAGTCTTATCATGTGCGGTTACTTGTCTAACATAGAACGTATCCTCATCCTTAATTTCAACGATGGCAAAACCATATGTGTGATGGAACTCGCCTTTCTTACCAGATTTTGAATCCGTGTAATTCATCTTTGTTACCGCACCAGTTGTAAGCATCATTTTAGGTTTATTACCCTCAAGAACTGAGATCATCTCAAGTTGTACCTTTGGTGCTCCAAAGATGCATGAGTTAATACCACTTACACCTTGCAAACCACTCATTGGGTTTGTTGCTGTTGGTTGAATTTTTAAATCTGACATAATTGACACATATTTGTGAACATCATGTCTATTCGCATCCAAATAAGGTACAACAGCGTTATCCCATTCTTCATGATCTTTATCAGTGAACACCGATGTTGGGTTTTTATAACGTCCAGCAATTACGTGGATATCAGCACCCAAAAATTCAGCATACGCTTTAATATTTTCAAAGAGTGGTTTATGAACTGGTGTGTCATTCTGAGCCCAAGTAATAAGGAACATTTTTTGTTCTTTATTAGTCGGTCTTTGTTTGGCCGTCAGATATTGTTCCGATTCAACCTCAACCTTCTCCTTAAAGTTTAATTTTTCAGAACACCATTTTCTAACTGTTCTTTCGGATTTACCGAATAAAGCCACAAGCGAGTTCATTCTATCATCCCAAGATAACTCCTTATTAAGGTAGATGTTTCTTGCTTTGTCAATTTCTTGTTCTGTTAAGTCTTTAAATTTCATAATTTACTTTCAAGTTTTTGTAATTGTTCGTGTGTTTTTTTAAAATCGTCTACTAATAGCTCATGTTCGTCAATGGCTTTATTAATAATGGTCATTTTATTATACCAAATATTCGTCATGGTTGTTTTGATCGTATTTTCATTTGTTTCAGCTAATAAAGTCATAACAGTTGGTTCGATTATCTCAATGAGTTCATTCTGTAGTTCGATTATCTCAACACGTTTCAAAGCAAATTCATCTTGTAAGGATACCAACTTTTCATTTAAAGAAATGGCCGCATTTCTAATTTTTTTTGTGTAATTATCCGTTTCAACAATGTCGGTGAGATCAACACCTTGTTTAATTAATTTATTAACGCTCCATTTAGCTATACTGTATAATAATCCCATATATTATAATAATAAAAATTTTTTTACTAAAAAACAAATCCTAACCAACATTTTTTTGTTTTAATTACTTTCGGTTTCTCCATTTTCTAAACTAAAAATTCTAAGTGCGTTTATTATTACTTCAGACTCCTCAAGAGAGAAAGCGCCTTTTGATTGCGCATGTCTTAATGCAGCATTTATTGTTAAAACAATTTCTGCTTCTGAACCTTCTTTTACTTTTGTTAAAAAAGTTTGATACTCTTCATCGGTATTATAAGCCAATACGCTAAATAAAACACCTTTTGGTTTTTGTTCTTGTTCGTTACTCATATTAATTATTAAATTCGTAAAATTTATCGATACCAAGCAAAATAAAGTTGGTATCTCCTATTAATTCTTCTTTTGTAAAATGGAAATGCCCGTTGAACCAATATTCAACTCTATTGCCATTAAGTTTTAGTGTTTCATACATAACCTTAAAACGTTCTCTTTCTTCTAATAATGTGTTATGTAATGATGGGTCTTGTGCTATAAAGTACCAAACCAACTCGTTAAAATGAACTGGTTCGCAGAAACTAGGAGAGCTATGTGCAATTACAACATCAATGTTTTCTTCAATCGCATTTAACTTATCGATATCCAAAATAAATTGTTCATCCAACCAATAATCAACACCAGCTTTTCTTTGACATCTGTCAATACTAATAGCACCACCAACAAATAGATAACTTCTACCTTCAATGTTTCTGACAGTATAGTCAGGTAAGAACTCTATGTTACTAAAGTTATAGTTACCATCAAAATAAGATGGGTCATCGTGATTACCACGAATAACTAATAAATTGTTGTTATTTTTTGCTAGTTTTTTATTGATGTCAACCATCTCTTCATCCATCCTAGCACGATTACGAAACCCCACACCAAAATCACCAACCTGTATAATGGTGGTGTCTTTTACGGCCATGGCCTTCATGTAAAGTTTTTGGAAATTACCGTGAATATCCCCTAATATCTGTACCATAGGTACAAAAATAATAAATTATTGGTTAATAACCAACTCTTTATGGTCAATTTTTTTCAATTCGGTATCTAATTCATGTTTTTTTCTTTTATTATGACTGTATTTGTAAACATTAAACGTCAAATACGGTAAATAAATCAGATAGAATGACCATAAGAATAATGGTACCCCGCCACCGAATAATAATAGAAATGGTGAAAAAATGATAACTATATCCATGGTACAGGATATTATTTCAATCTGTCTATAACTCATGTTGTTACTCTTCTAAGTTTCCCGTTTAAGAAGGATTTATAATTAGGACCTTTCAAAATAATAATCTCATTACCTTCTCTTTTAAATCTGAAGATACCAGCGGCTTCCGCTGCATCAAGCAATGTTTGTAAATAACCTTGCTTATGTTTTAAATTATTTTGTTCAAAAAAGTCGTCCAGAATTGGTTTTCTAGCTGTGCTAATGAAACCTATTAAGTCTAAAATAATTTTGTTCTTATTTGGTGAACTAAAAGAATACGAGAAACTTGGATTGTCTGTTTTCCAGAAAATAAACTCAGTATTAAACGGTTCTAATGTGATAACTCTAGTATCAATGAATTTTTTAAGTAGGTTAAAATATGTTTTACGGAAAAATCTTTCGGCAACAAAGGCATCCGTTGGGATTCTGTAGATTTCTAAGAAGTGGTTGATAAAGATTTTACCTTGTCTATTCTTAACTTTAATCTTAACTTTGTTTGAATCACCTGGAAATAAAACTGTTTCAACAAGTATTGTTGGTGCTTTAACTGATTCCCATGTAATCATTAACTTACCATCTTCTTTCAAAGTTTTAATAGGTTTCCAATCACCAAGATCGCTTGATAATTTATAATCATTGAACTTACTTTCAAACACAGATTTTAAAACCAAATCCACCCTTCTTGGGTTTTGTGTTTTTTTAACCTTTGCTTGTGTTGGTATGTGTGGTGTTTGCCCAGCGGTTGGTTCCTTTGTAATAGGAACATCTTTTACCGTATTTTTAATTTGTTTGTTAATAACAGGTGCTGGCGCTGGTGCAGCGGGTCTTGGTGCTGGCGCTGGCGCTGGAACAGGCTTTGGTTCTAATTCAGCATCAATTTCACTAAATAGGTCTTCCAATAACTCTTCATTTTCTTTTAAGATTGGTATTTTCATTTGATACCCGTCATAAAAATCAGATGAATTAATATCAACAGCATCCATGTCAATGGAATACCCAGACTCTTCTAAAACTTCTGAGATTCTGTTATGTAAGAAATCTTCTAGAAAAAATTCTAAAGAGCTTTCTTCATCAAAGTTTCTTGTCGCTTTTTTAATCTCATTAATTGTGATGATTTCACGATATAAACCCGTATTTTCTAATCGATTATATGATAATTGAACACGATTGTTTTCCGACTTACCTTCACTAAGGATTTGCTCAACTATCAATTTTCTATATTGGTCAGATTTTCTCATTATAATATAAATATCTTGTTTTTTAGCTTTATTCTTAAAAATAAAACTAATATTATTGTATTAATGATTTTAGAGGTAAGAATATGCAAAAAAATGGCTGAAGTTCATGTCATTGACGGTATTAGCAAACGCCCAATTTCAATAATAAAAAGCAGTTTAGAGGCTCTAAATTCACTTATTATTGATCTTATGGGAAAATACACCATAACAACAATTAAACGTAACAGAAAGCGTTTATTGACGTATTAATTATCGTATTTGATAATTGTAACTTCTGGCCCTCTTTTATTTTTATTTAAAGAGGATATTTTTTCGTTTGTTATTGCGGTATCATCAATACAAATTGCAATAATTTCTGGTAGTGAACTTAATTTATCAGGAATGTTCGATAATTTTTCATTACCATGAAAATCCACCAAATATAACTTATCACAACCCAATATTTCATCTGTAATCGTTTTTATATTACAGTTAGAGGCTGTTAATCTAGCCAAGTTGGTTAATGTGTTAATGCCAGTTGGTAATTCCTTTAATTTAGCGTTATAATCCAAAACAATATCCGTTAGGTTAATCAAACCAGTTAAATCAAATTTATTTTCAATCTTGCAACCAGAAAAATCAACAAAATTTAAATCTGTTAATTGGTTAATCCAAGATGGTACCTCAGTTAATAAATTATTTCTAACTTTTAGGTATTTTAAATTCTTAAGATTTTTAATTGAGTTTGGTAATGACTCTAAACCGCAATCAGAAAAGTCTAATTTTTCCAAACTTTCTATGTCACCGATCTCATTCAAGATATCAGAATCCATTTTATTACCACTGAAATCTAAAACTTTTGGTTTAGACTCTTTCAACATCTTAATAATTTGATCACCGTATCCTAATTTTAATAGGAACTGGATATCATCGTTAACTTTGTTCTTTAACTGTCTTTTTGGTAAAACAGTTTTGGTGATGTACTTTTTGAAGTAGTCTTTAATATCTTTATTCGTATAAAAGAAATCGTTAATATCAATCGGCCTGTCTGGGATGTTCATGTATTGCTGATCCTCAAAATGGAATTGCATACGAACATTTGGGTCATTCTTAGCGGCTTTTTTAGAACCATAACCTTTTTTGATTAAAACAAACAACTCCCCACGGCCATGATATGAATCAAACATACTACCATATCTTGTACCAGCTGTACACCAAGTTGTATATTTACCAAATTCAACATTTGCTTCTTTATCGTGAGTTATAACAATAACCCAATCTTTATTTTCAAATACTAATTCAGCACGACCAACGGTTTCATCATAATCTTTACTTTTTTCAATAAAAAGTTGGTGATTCTTAATGCAATTTAATTCTTTGGGGTCAAGTGTATGCACATTATCGGAAGATCCGTCATCATCCATCATCGTATATGGCAACACAACCTCACTAAGTGTTTGGTAATCTGGATATTTGTTGATATCTCTCTTACTTTCATTCAAAACATTTGATTTTTTTAATAAAGAGAATGTGTCCAATGAACCTTTAACTGTTGTGTATAGATCTTCGTAGAAATTACTATTAATATTGGCATCTCGATCTGTTGGTGTGTAGGAAATTAATTGATTTTTGTATAAACCAAGTAACCATTGTAAATTTTCTTTGTTTGGTGTTGGGTCACATTCAACTAAAAAATTAAACACAACTTCTCTTGGTGTATTTTCATCACCAATATAGTTTGAGATAGGAATTTGCATATTTGACAAAAACGTAAATAAGTAACGATCATAAAAGAAGTCCTCTGGTTCTTTATATGTCATACCATGGAGACTAGTAAAACCCTCGTGTCTTGGGTTAAACTTATCTAACTGTCCTCTTTTAACAGCTTTTCCATATGTTGCTTTAAATGAGTTTTCATATAGAAACTCAACTCGTGTTTTCTTTTCCATATTACAAAAGTATACAAAAAATCCTTAACAACAAAGTGTTTCGAATAAAATTTTTAAAATTAAAGAAGAACTCTAGTTGAATTGATATAATCAACCGATTCGAATAGGTTTTTACCTTTTTCTTGTGTTTTGATGAATTTCTTAACCAATTGGCCAGCAATTGCGTTTGCCTCATCCTCTATTTCACCACCAATGTCTTGTACTGGTTTTACAATACGATCATCCTCATATTGTTTCTTATGAACCATTTCATGAGCAACACTTCTCATTACATCACCCAACATTCTATTCTTAGCGTAAACACAAACAAGTTTATCTTTATCACGATAAAACGCTGTTGTTACAACACCGTTTTTATCTCTATCATGACATAATAAGCATTCGAAGTCACCAGATAAATCCAATTCCTTACAACAAAACTCTATGAAAGATTTTGCTGTTTCAAACTTATCTTCAGGAAACTCAAGACCATCCTCGATTTTTAAATCGCAAGACGGTGCTTTACCTTTTATGACTTCTAGTAATTTCATTATAATAAATTATTTATATCCCTATTCTTAAATGAACCTGCGGTTCCGTTTGTTCCCATTAAGTAGTTAACTGATGGCGCTTGTACATATTGTTGTTTCTGTGTGTTAACAACCAACCAATCGAAACCATCATATAATAACTCAACACTTTCTAAAGTTTCCAATGGGAAAAAATAACCAGCGTTAGTGAGTCTTGTATTAATGTTGGATGCGATGATTCTATCCTGTGTACCACCTGAAACCCATTTACTCGCAACAATCAAATCATTTATGTTATTTAAGTTGTTTCTTTTTGTAACAAATTTAATAACCCTACTCTCATCGTTCGCACTTACAAATGGTGGTAACACAACAATATAATTTTCTGTTGATCCTGTGCTAACAACATCCAAAACAACATATGTTAATTTAGATGTAAAACCTGTTATTTGTAACTCTTTAACTTGTATTGGATCTGTATTAGCACTTGTTGTAAATATAAGATTAAAAGTGTCACCAGTAAAGCTATTTTCATCTAAGAATATAAATCCGTGTGTTGTTACACCTTCTTTTGATTGAGCATCATTGGTTGGGTCAAAGTCAACTTGAACTGTTGAGCTATCACTATTTTGTATTTCAAGTACTGTGTTGGTTAATGTTGCACCTGTTACAATGGCACCACTTAAACCTGATGTACCAGAACTACCGTTTTCGCCAGCTGTTCCTGAAGACCCGTTTTCTCCGCTTGTTCCAGAAGAACCTGATTCACCACTTGTACCATTCTCTCCTGATGTACCTGAAGACCCTGATTCACCACTTGTTCCTGAAGAACCGCTTTCACCAGCTGTTCCTGAAATACCAGAAGTTCCGTTGGTACCATCTACACCAGACAAACCTGAAGAACCGTTTTCTCCTGAAGATCCTGAAGAACCATCAACACCACTTGTTCCATTCTCTCCACTTGTTCCTGAAACACCAGAAGTGCCAGCTGTTCCTGTTTCACCGCTTGAACCAGATGATCCCGACTCACCAGATGTACCTGAAGAACCACTTTCCCCAGCTGTTCCTGAAGATCCTGTTTCACCAGAAGTTCCTGAAGAACCACTTTCCCCAGAAGATCCAGAAGATCCTGTTTCACCAGAAGTTCCTGAAGAACCACTTTCTCCACTTGTTCCCGACTCACCAGAAGAACCTGAAGAACCGCTTTCCCCAGAAGTTCCTGAAGATCCTGATTCACCTGATGATCCTGAAGAACCATCAACACCACTTGTTCCAGTTTCACCACTTGTTCCTGATTCACCTGAAGTACCAGCTGTTCCTGTTTCACCGCTTGAACCAGATGTTCCTGTTTCTCCCGATGTTCCTGAAGAACCACTTTCACCAGCTGTACCTGATTCACCTGAAGTACCAGATGTTCCAGATTCACCAGATGTTCCTGTTTCTCCCGATGTTCCTGAAGAACCACTTTCACCAGCTGTACCTGATTCACCTGAAGTACCAGATGTTCCAGATTCACCAGATGTTCCTGAGGTTCCTGATGAACCTGAAGTTCCACTTGTGCCTACGCAAACTCCGTTACTTAAAATCGTACCATTACCCGAAATTATAACTATGCTGGGAGTACTCCCGAAACTAAGCGCACAAAATGTTAAAGAACCACTTGTTACAGGCCCCACACTTACTAAAGCACCCGAGCAATCATTGTAATCAAAATATAAATCACCGCCACCTACTTGATAGGTTACA